TTTACAACGCTGTATACTTTGACGAAGAAAACCAGAAGGTACGCTGGACCCAAACAGCGCCAGAAGGGTTTAAATTTAACTACGAATACGTTGGTAAAATGACGCGTATAGAATTCGACTTATTAGTAGAAGTACTTTGGGAACTATACGAAGACGACAAAATAAAGTTTAGCGACTTTATTAGACACTTCGGCGAATTACGTACCTTTTGCGACCAACTAAAACAGCTAACAAATGAATAGATATATTAAACGTATAGCCTGGTTATTACTAGGCGCGATAACAGTAACGCTATGGTACGGCGTTTATAAAGTACTAACTTAGAAACAGAAACAGCAACAAATGAAACTAAACAGAATAATAAAGCCGTCGAAATTCGACCACTTTACTATAGTACCTAACGCTATATTTAGGCACGAAGGTATAAGCCAGCAAGCTACAGGGCTTTACTGCTATTTATTTAGCCATAGTAGTAGCCAGGAAATAACTATAAATTTTATTACAAACCACTTTAAAAACGGTAGGGACGCTGTACGTAGCGCTATAGCTGAATTAGAACAGTTAGGTTATTTACAACGTGAACAACTGCGCCAGAATGGTAAGATAGTAGCATATAACTACATACTAAAAGACGCACCAGCGCCTGAAAAACCGTCGACTGAAAAACCGTCGCCTGAAAATCCGATACAAAGTAATACTAGTATATATAGTAATAAAGATATTACTACATATACAAAAAGAAATACTAGTACGAAGTCTGAAAATGTCGAAAAATCCTACCAACACTTCGTACAACTTTTTCCTAAAAGGTATAGACCTAAAACGCCAGCCACTATAGAAAAATGGAAGGTTTGCCTGGACCGTATCGAACGTATAGACGGTTACGATTTGCGTAAAGTTTACGAAGTTTGTAAACAGCTAAGACAGGATAGTTTCTGGTCTGAAAACTTTTTAAGCGTTTTAAAGCTACGTAACAACGATAAAAATGGTATACGGTATGTAGACAGGTTTATGGAACGAAACGCGCTTAGAACGCGTCCTACGGCTTTAAACAAGCTAAAAGGCGTTAAAGACTTAGTACCGTATTTAGAAGACGGCGTTAAAATGGTAAAAGCTATTACTAATAACGGCGTAATACAGGACTTTAATTTACGAATGAATTTAACGCCAGTAGAATATAAAGAAATACTAGACTATGCACACAGCAAATAGTATAGAAAAAATACACCTACTAGAACAGCAGCTAGTATTCCTACTGAACCTAGACGGCTGGAAGTTACAATGGACTGGCGAAGACTACAGCCACTACGACGCAAAGGGTACAGACGTAAACGGCGCAGAATGTATAATAGAATTTAAGTTTAGACGCGAAGCCTATATAGATAAAATGTTAGAAGTATATAAATACCAGGCGCTACTAGACGTAGATATAGCTAAAAAGTACTACGCTGTAATAGATTTTAAAGGCTGCTGGGTATTCGACCTAGATAGTATAGAATATACAAGCCAGAATATAGAAAGCCCTAGACAGTCTATTTTTAGCGATAACAATAAAGTAGAAAAACAAGTAATGATGCTAGAAAAAAGCAGCGCCATAAAGCGTTATTTATATAAATTTTAGCTAACAAAAAACTAAATTTTAAGATATGAAGTTAAACAGAAACCACAAGTTTTTACTAAAAGCTGCTGTATATTTTGTAGCAGTTTACGCAATAACAGTACAAATGCTAATTTTTGCACTAGATTATTTTGTAGGTTAGCGAACGAAACAACAGAAACAGAAAAAAACAAATGGAATACAAACAGAAACTACAGGACCTAGGTATACACCTAACGGCTAACAGCGGCGAAACTAAAACAACTTGCCCAAAATGTAGCCACACCAGAAAAAACAAAAGCGACAAATGCCTAAGCGTAAATATAGACGAAGGTATATACAACTGCCATAACTGCGGCTATGCTGGTAACGTAAAATTTACGCCTAAAAAGGAATACACCAAACCGCCAAAAGTAAACGCCGAACTAAATAACCGTATTATAGACTGGTTCGCTGGTAGGTCTATTACTGAACCTACACTGGTCCACTGGAAAATAGGCGAAAGTCTAGAATACATACCACAGGTACAGAAAAAACGTAGAACTATTAACTTTAATTATTTTAGGGAAGGCGAACTAATAAACGTAAAATACCGCGACGCTGAAAAGAATTTTAAAATGGTTTCTGGCGCTGAACTTATTTTTTACGGCGTAGACAACCTAAAAGATAAAAAGCGCTGCTATATAGTAGAAGGCGAAATGGACGCGCTAAGCCTACACGAAGCTGGTTTATACAGCGTTTGTAGTGTACCTAACGGCGCCAGTAAAGGAACCCAGAAGCTAGACTATTTAGACAACTGCTATAAGTACTTTGAAGACAAAGACGAAATAATACTTTGCACTGATAACGACCAGCCAGGGCTACAGCTGCGCAACGAATTAGCTAGAAGGTTAGGCGCTTACCGCTGTAAATACGTCGAATTTGGCGATTACAAAGACGCTAACGAAGTTTTAATACAAAAAGGTGGCGAAACCTTACGGCAAATTATAAGCGACGCTAAGAACTTCCCACTAGAAGGCGTACTAAACTTAAATAATATATGGAATAACGTACTAAATTATAACGAAAACGGTATAAAAAACTATAGTATAAACCTAGGCGAAAGCGATAACTATTTTAATATGGCTTTTGGCGAATGGACTGTAGTAACTGGAATACCTAATAGCGGAAAAAGCGACTTCATAGACCAGGTTTTAGTAAATATAGCTACTAAATACAACTTTCGCTGCGCTATGTTTAGCCCAGAAAGCTACCCATATGAAGGACATATAAAGCGTATAGCAGACAAACTAAACGGTAAAAGCTGCGGTACAGACGACCTAAATAATACAAAAGACTTTATAGAAGAACATTTTTACTGGATAAAAATAGACTTAGAAAACCTAACACTGAAGGGTATACTAGATGCTTTTAGACAACTAGTATTTCAAAAAGGCGTAAACGTCCTAGTAATTGACCCCTGGAATATGCTGGACCACAGCGCCCAGCGCGATTTTACCTACATAGGAAAACTACTAAGTGAAATAACACAGTTTTGCCAGCAGACAAATACGCACCTATTCCTAGTAGCACACCCTAGAAAAATAGAAAGCGATAACGGCGTATTTAAAAAGCCTAACCTGTACGATATTAGCGGCAGCGCAGACTTCTATAATAAGGCTTATAACGGTCTAGTATGCTTTAGGTCTGTAGGTCAAAAGACGGAATACAAAAGCGACCTAGTTACGATATACGTTGAAAAAATAAAACGTAAAGAAAATGGGCAGCTGGGACAATTTGACCTAGCGCCAGACTTCCATAACGGCGGCGTATATAAACCTATAGGTAAGGCTAGTAAGACATTTGAAGTAATAAAAGACACTAACGTTCCCTGGGACTAGTGTAACATAGAATAACATATAATAACATAAACTAACGTAATGAATACAGACCAATACCAGGCTATGTCCTGGGCGCTAAAAAACGGTATAAAAATATATATAGTAGCAACGCGTAAAGGGCTAGGTATAGTAATAGAAGACAACGGTAAAAAGGTCCGCAGCCCAGATATATACACTAATAATAAGGCAGCTAGCGCTAAAATATGGGAACTTTATACCTATCTTTATAAAAAATATAATAAATAAATACTATGTTTTTAACTTTTTTTCCTATCTACGGCTGTATTACTGGTGTATCTTATACAGATAGCTTTATACGCGGCGAAGAACCAACTAACCACAATACCCACCAGCTACAGTTTTTATGCTTTTTATTCGGCGTAACTATAGGCTGGTATACTGATTTATAGCAAATGTCGAAACCAGATATACTATTAAAAAGGGACTTAGAACGGCTTAAACTTGAAAAGTCTGAACTATACCAAAGGGTTATACAACTGGAAGCCGAAAACGGTCTACTACGTACACAAATCAAAATAAAGTTTGGTCTAAAAGTAGAATAGTTAACCTGTAAAACCTAAAAAGTTTAAGATTAATTTGCAAGTATAGATTTTTTGTGTACATTTGTACTGTTAAACAATTAAAACAGAAACAATATGATACTTAAATTCGGAAAATTTAAAGGCGATAGACTACAAGATACGCCACAATGGTACCAGAACTGGCTATACCAACAGGACTGGTTTAACAAGCCCAAGGCGCAGAAACCACTACACCAACAGCTAAATGGCTGGGACGGCTACAGTAGAAAGGGACAGGCTATATACGACGCTATCTTTGAACAGGAAAAAGCGCAAGCCGCTAAAGAAGACTGTAACAAAGGTATTTGCAGCTGCTGTGTAGACAGTATGTACTACGGAATTTAACACTAAAAACAGAAACTATGCACTTATTTAATTATATAAAAGAAATAGAAGACCGTAAAGGGCGTAAATTAGACCTTAATCAATACACTGACATTTATCCTTTGGCAGAAATAGTAGAACGCGAAATAAAATTAAGAGAAGTTAAACTACAATAACACTAAAAACAGAAACAATGCAAAACGTAAATTTTCCAGTATTTAGCTATCTAAGAACACGTAAAAAGGAACTAGACAAAGCTACAGAACGTATAGCTAAACTAACAGCAGAAGTAGACAACCTAAACGAAGAACTAATACGGCAGCGGAATATAATAACCAAAGCCCAACGGCTACTAAAACAGCTATAGTAACAAGCCCACCAAAACGGTGGGTTTTTTTATGGTTATTAGTTTACGGCGTTTTTACGTACTTTTGCAATATGGCTACACAAAAACTTACACCTAAAAAAACTGCACTACTAGAAGCCTTAGAAAAAAGCTTAGGCGTAGTAACTACTGCCTGTAAACAAGCTGGTATAACTAGGCGCACCTATTACGACTGGATAGCTAAAGACAAAGCCTTTAAAGACGCTGTAGACGATATAGGCAACGTAGCCCTGGACTTTGCAGAAAGTAAACTACATAGCCTTATAAGGGACGAAAACCCTACGGCTATTATATTCTACCTAAAGACAAAAGGTAAGAAGCGCGGCTATATAGAACGCCAGGAAATAGCCCACGACGGTAGTATAGAAAGCAAGCTAATCGAATGGAAGCCAGCAGACAAAAAATAAGCGAAAGCTGTAATATACAATTTTACCAAACCCTAAACAGCAACGCTAGAATAAAGATACACCAAGGCGGTACTAGAAGCGGTAAGACTTACGCTATATGTCAATACCTAGTATACCGTATAACAACAGCTAAGAAGCCGCTAACTATTGATATAGTACGTAAGACGCTGCCAGCTATTAAAGGTTCTGTACAGCGCGACCTAATAGGAATACTACAGCGCCTAGGTATCTACTACAAAGGCGTACATAATAAAAGCGAAAACACCTTTAAGTATAACGGCTGTACTATCTCGTTTTTATCTGTAGACGAACCACAGAAAATACGCGGTAGGAAGCGCGATATATGTTTTATTAATGAAGCGAATGAATTGCTACACGAAGACTTTAGACAGCTAAATATGCGTACTACTGAACAGGTTATAATAGACTTTAACCCCTCGGACCCTGTACACTGGCTTTATACTGAACTAATAGATATAGAACGCGACGACGTCGAAACCTGGATAACAACTTATAAAGACAATAACTTCCTACCAGAAGAACTAGTACGCGAAATAGAACTACTAAGAGAACGCGACCCAGACTACTGGCGCGTCTTTGGCGAAGGGCAGCGCGCTGTATTTAGTAGCCGCCAGATATTCCAGAACTGGACCCAGATACCATACGCTGAATTCCCAGACCTGGACTACCACCTAGGCTTAGACTTTGGCTTTACGAACGACCCTACAGCTATACTTAAAGTGGCTAAGAAGGGTAACAAGCTATACGTACACGAACTGCTATATAAGACTGGCTACACTAACCGCGACATAGCCGACTTTCTAAAGGCGCAAGGGTTAAACCATACGCTAATGTTTTGCGATAGCGCCGAACCTAAGAGCATAGTAGAACTTAAACAAATGGACTGCCTAGCTAAGCCAGCTGTAAAGGGCGCTGGTAGTATAACCGCTGGTATAAGTCTACTAAAGGAATTCGACGTAATAATAAGCGAAGAAAGTACTAACCTAATCAAAGAACAACAGAACTACTACTGGCAGCAGTTAAAGGACGGTACGGTAATAAATACGCCAATAGATAAGCATAACCACCTTTGCGATAGTCTTCGATATAGCACATATAGTTTATATAAGAACCGTAACGACTTTTTTGTAATTTAAAAATAGTAAATTTGTAAAAAATTAAGTATGGCTAGCCTTTTAGACAGAATTTCCAAGTTAATAACAAAGAACGCCCAACAGACAGCAGCAGAATATAACCGCGCTATATATCAGTACTTAGGCGAAAGTATACTATGGAACCCAGAAAACGACAGAAGCTATATAGACGAAGGCTACCGTAAGAACGCTACGGTATATTCGCTGGTAAACATTATAACTAAGGCGGCTACTACTATACCCTTCCAGGTGTACGAAAAACAAAGCGATAACGACCTAAAACGCTATAAGGCGCTTACAAGCGGCACGCTAGATAGCAGTACTATGTATCAAGCTAAGATGCTACAGAAGAACGCGCTAGTAGAAGTTAAAGACACTGCACTACACCAACTGCTAGACAGACCAAACGCCGCGCAGTCTTATAACAGCTGGCTAACTGAACTAATAGCCTTTGGTAAACTAACTGGTAACCGTTACGTTTACGGTATAGGACCAGATAACGGACCAAACCAAGGCAAATATACCGAACTATATGTACTACCTAGTCAAGTGGTAGAAATAGTATCTAATGGTATAATGCAGCCAGTAAAGGAATACCGTATAGAATACAACGGTAACTACGCTATGCCAGCGGACCAGATACTACACATTAAAGACTTTAACCCATACTACGACGGTACAGGCAGCCACTTATACGGTCAAAGCCCACTACGCGCTGGTCTTAGAAGTTTAACAACAAATAACGAAGCTGTTACTACAGGGGTTAAATATCTACAGAACCAGACCGCTAGGGGTGTACTAATGTCCGAAGAAGGCGACCTAAACGAAGTACAGGCGCAACAGTTAAAGGACAAATTTAGACAGCAGTACCAAGGTAGTAACAACGGCGGCGACGTTATTATAACGCCTAAGAAACTTAGCTGGGTAAACTTTGGATTAAACGCTGCGGACGTTTCACTAATAGAACAGTACAACGCGTCTATAAAAGATATTTGTAACATATTTAACGTACCTGTACAGCTGCTAAACAATACAGAAGCTAGCACGTATAACAATATGAAGGAAGCTAAAAAGGCTTTATACCAAAACGCTGTAATACCAGAACTAGTAAAACTACGCGACGAACTGAACCGCTGGCTGGTCCCAATGTACGGCGACAACCTATACCTAGACTTTGACTTTACAAGTATACCAGAACTGCAAGAGGAAAACGACAAAGTAGTACAACAGCTTAGCGCTGCCTGGTGGGTAACACCAAACGAAAAACGCGCCGTTATGAATTACGGTAAGGACGAAGACACGCCAGCTATGGACGACTACTATATACCTAGTAACCTACTACCAGTAAGTAACCAGGATATAGAAATACCAGAACCAGCGCCAATGGCTGTAGATATAGAAGAAGAAAAAAGGCTAATCAAAGAAGCGCTGTATAATATCGAAGTTAAAGCCGAAGTACCAGGAATGACAGACGTATATACTACAGAAGAAGAAGCCCAAGCACGCGCCGAAGAATTAGGCGGCAGTGGTACACACCAGCATACCTTTGACGGCGAAGAAGTATATATGCCCTTTGACACCCACGCAGAATACGAAACGGCTATAGCTGAAATCAAAGACAAAGAAATAAGCGACAGGCTAAACGCTGCACTAGAAAAAAAAACTAACGACCATAACGAAGAAGTAGGCGACGACGACAGTAAGCGTACTACTGTAGGTACACTATACGAAGTATATAAACGTGGTGTAGGCGCTTATAGAACTAACCCCCAAAGCGTTAGACCAACAGTACAAAGCCCAGAACAGTGGGCTATGGCGCGCGTAAATAGTTATTTGTATGCGCTTAAAAATGGTAAGTTTAAAGGCGGTAAACACGATACAGACCTACTACCAGAAGAACACCCAGAAAGCAGTAAAGAAACTAGTAAAGCAGAAAGCTACGACGACTACCCACAAGCAGCTACTAACAACGCTAAGCGTATGCTAGGCTGGATAGACAAGTACGGTAGGGACGTAGTAACAGCTGGTACGAACGTAGGGCTAGCTAGGGCGCAGCAATTAAGCAGCCGCGAACCAATTAGCCTAGATGTT